CATGAAGGAAAAGTTTTCCTTTATAAATTTGGTAAGAAAATCTTTGACAAGATTATGGAAGCCATGCAACCTCAGTTCGATGATGAACAAGCAATCAATCCATTTGATTTGTGGAAGGGTGCAAACTTCAAGTTGAAGATTCGTAAGGTAGACGGATTCTGGAACTATGACAAGTCTGAGTTTGAGGCGGTAACACAACTGTTACCTACAGATGAGGAACTTGAAAAGATTTATGGTTCAGAATATCCATTGAAACCTTTTCATGATGAGTCTAACTTTAAGTCTTATGGTGAGTTAAAGGAGAAGATGGAACGTGTATTAGGTGAGGCAGTAGATAATCGTACTGCTGAACAAGTTGCATCTGATATGGATGTTGTCTCAGATCCCCCATTTGATGGTGGTAAACCAATTACTGGTGAAGCATCTGATACAATGGAATACTTTGAGAAGTTAGCAACTGCTTAAGCTCCTTGCATACCATACTTCCAGTTCGATTTATCTTCAGAACTGGAGCCCATCATCATACTGGTAGAACCAGAATTGTTGATAACTGTGTTGGTTGGAGCATTTACCATGCTCTGACCACCACCATTTACTAAGTCTGCGGTTTGTTGTGCAGGAATAACCTTAGCTGGTGTTGTAGAAACAACTAATTCAGGCCCCTTTTCACCAACTATAGCTGCACCTCCATTTACCATAGTTCCACCTAATGCCATTTTTGCAAGTTTTGCTTCAATAGATGCAAGTTCTTTCTTTTCATCCTCTACTGACCAATTAGTCATACCAGTACCTTCATCAATAATACCTTTTAGTTCATCTGCTCTTTTTGAAAGATCCTCTTTACTCATACCTTCTGGTATTGCATCGCTATCACCAAAGATAAAATCATATAATGCACCTGGCATTACAGATTTTGCTAATTTTGAAAAATCAAAGTTTATTATTGAATTTAGAAATTCAATTATTGGGTCAATAAGTTTTTCTTTAATGAATCCACCCACACTAAAATTTTCATCAAGTTTAGCCTCATCTTCTTTAAAACCAAAGATTCCTTTTATATAATTCCAAACAGAAGTTATCAATTTACTAACAAGATTAAATGGTAGAAATACAAAATTTAAATAAGAAGCTATTGCGCCACCTACATCATCAAATACGAATAACCCTTTAAACCAATCCCATATACCTTTCATAAATGTTCCTATTTTTCCTAAAATAGAATCACCACCTCCTGTAAATTCTGCCCAAAGTGCCTTTATTGAAGCTGCAACATCTGGAAACATACCTTCAAACCAATCCCATAAAGGTTTTAATACCATATCAAAAACCCAAGTACCTACATCATCAAAGAATGTCCACATTTGTTTAATAGCTACAGTAGGGTCGGTAAAGAGAAGTTTTATCCAATCCCAAAGAGGTTGCAATATTCTATTAAATATCCAAGTACCAAAATCTTCAAAGAATGTAAACATTTGGTCAATCGCTAATGTGGGATCTGTGAATAGAGTATCTAACCATCTTGTAAATGGTTCTAATACTTCATTGTATATCCATTCCCCTATAGGTGAACTCATAAATGCAGCCCATGCATTTTTAATAAAAGCTGCAGCGTCAGGAAATTGTTCCTCAAACCAATCCCATAAGGGTTTTATTGCTTTATCATAAATCCAAGTTCCTACATTTACATATCCTTGAAGAAATTGTGCTAATGCAAGTTTTGGATCTGTAAAGAGAAGTTGTATCCATTCCCAAAAAGGTTTAATTGCGTTATTCCATAACCAAGTTCCAAGATTCATTACTCCTGTTGCAAGTTGTTCTAATGCGGCCATAGGGTCATCCCAAAGAAGTTGCAACCATTCCCAAACTGGTTTGATTGCATTTTCCCAAAACCAAGTTCCTATATTGCCAGCTAGTCCTGTAAGTCCTGCCCAAAGTTTTTCAATAACTGTTGCTGCGCCTGGGAAAGTTTCTTTGAACCATGTCCATAAAGGTACAAAAGTATTATCCCATATCCATGCACCAATAGATGCGGCTCCAGAAACCATTCCATCCCAAAGTTGTTTTAATGCTTTTACAGGGTCAGTAAATAATAAAACAAACCAATCAACAACTTCACCAACAAAATCGAAAACTGCCCAAAACATTTGTGCGCCATCACCTTTTAGAAATTCAAAAAGTGCCCAAATTGCAGCTAGACCTAATCCTTTTTTAAGAATATCCATTAAGTTTCCAGCAAAGGCTTGAACAGATTTTATTTTTGCCTTACCAAAGTCAACTACTGAATCTTTTGCAGCTTTTGCACTTTTAGCCATCCTTTCTTGAAATTTTCTAGCCCATGTAAAATGACCTAGTAATCCATCCCACTTTTTTTCAACTTCTTCATCTCTAGTTTTTTGTTCAAGATCTCTGGCTTCTTGGTCTGCGTCTGCTTGAGCTTTTCTTGCATCAGCATCAACTGAGACTTTGGCTAGTTTTTTAATTTCCTCTGGTGTTTTCTTAATTTCTTCACCAGTTTTAGAAAACATTTCTGTTAGCTTCTGAATCTCGTTTTGCAAAATTTGGGTATCTTCACTAGCCATATTTGTTTGTCCTTATTTGTTTCTTTGTTGTTCTTTTACTCTCTGGTTTTCTTCTTTTACATGGGTAATTAATTTATCAACGTATATATCCCTTTCCCACGGCAACATATTTTCAATTTCAGTCAAACTCCAATTATGATGTTGTACCATTTGAAACACCATATTAAAATATGCTTCCAAATTAATGTGTGAAAGGGCTATTAGAAAAAATCATTCATACCTTGTAATGTGACAGTTGACTTTACTTGTGTATTTGGATTAGTAACCTCAATGTCTTTTTTTAAAGTAGGCATAGTTTCAAAAAACTTTTGAACTGATTCAAATTGTTTATGACTTAAACTTTCTAAAAATGCCAACTTATCTTTTGGTGAATAATCCATACAATCATGGGTTTCTTCACCTTCCCATATTTGATACATACAATTAGAAATCATTTCAAATAATGCTTTTGCTTGACCTTTATCACCTTTTTGGTTTGTAGTATATCCAACTGAACCAATAGATGGATATGACATTAAAATACCAACATCCTCTGTTAATTGAATTCTAGCATCATGATTTTCATCCATTTGTACTTGAACTTCAGTTAAATCTATTTCAACTTCAACCTCAGTTTTTTCATCATCAGGGCATTTAATTTTTATTTTTGTAACTTCCCCTACTGAACGAGCTCTTATATTTAAGAAAATATACTCCATATCAAATAGAGGCATTTTCTCAACATTTAAATCAGCACTACAACAACTTTTAATAATTTGTTTAATAGCATCATAGGTTGATTTATCTGTTCCTGTTTCTTGTGCAATTAATAATAACTTTTCTTCTTTTACAAGAAAAGGTCTATATGTTATTTCCTCATCAGTTGAGGGTACGCGAAGTTTATACTCCGGCGCATTTATTTGTGGTAAAGACATAATATTCTCACTATTTTAATGTTAAAATTATCCAAATAAATTTGAAGCTTTTGACAACGGGCCTGTATTTATTCCCTGTCCTATAGCTCCAGATAATGGGCCACTTAATTCTGGTGGTAAATCTTCTAAGAAAGGGAATCCATCTTTTTCATTTCTGAATTCTCCAACCGAAAGATTAATTGTACTACGATTTCCAATATTACCCATCTTGAACGGATTCCATTTCACATAAGACCATGTTACATCGAATGTTGCAATAGAATCTGTTGCAGAATGGTCAAGGTCTATTCCACCTACTATTTGTGGAAAACAACTGAAGATTCTCACTCCATAATTATCTGCAAACTTTAATTTAGGTATTGGTTTTGTACCTCTACCTTGTCCTTGACCTCTTGGGCCATCAACTCCTGTGGCCTCATTTAAATCTTTTGTAAATTCTTGTATACCTTCACTAACTTTATCTGCCCAAGGTTTTTCACCTTCACCTGCAGTTTCTAATCTTGCACCAGACGCTAATGTTGTACGAGTAAATACATCAAACTCTGCGGTATATTCATCCCAAAAGTTAAAATTTCCAGTTAAATCATTGTGAATTAATTTCTGCCAGGCATCAAAGTAATTTTTGATATGCATAGTTCCATCACAATAAAATGTAGTAGTGAGTGTTCCATATGTTACATTTTGTGGAAATGGAAATGGTGCAGTACCAGATTGTACATAAAGTCCAGTTGTTATTTGTTTTTCTGGTATTGTTACTTTACTACAATAAAGGTCTAGTTTACTTATTTTTGTTGAACTACCAGAAACAGCTTGTGCATCTTTAAATCTTTTTAAAAGTATATCTGTAGTAGAATTATTCATAATATGTGTTCTCCAATCCAATCCACCACTTTTTACTTTTGATGTATTGCCTCCTGCCCAATCTTCAGATATTTCTGGGCCTTCACCAGTTCTTTCTAACACTTGTTGGTCTATACCTCTAGGTGGAGAAAACGCTACTTTAAAATTAACAGGATGTTGAAAACCTTCACCCTTACCAACAATGGTACGGATGGTTTGCATATCCCCCATCCCATCATTTGTTACAGGACGCTTATCCTCTAAAACACCAATTTTTCTAAGGATTCCTTGTCCTCTTTCCTTAGTAATACCACTTACTCTAATATCGTGTTTTCCTACTTT